TGCCAATGTAGTCTTGGAGTTCGCCTCGGACTTGTAACCAGAGCGGTCGTGATACAGATGCACCACATTACAGCTGGATTGGTGGTGTTTATAGTAGTCGATAAACTGCTTAACCATATCGGAAAGTTTATCAGGGTTCTTCGCAAAGAACTCCTTGATGAATCTTATCTCTCCTTGGCTTTCTAAATGCTGCGACACTGTCCCACAGTTAATTCTTCCCCCGAAATCCAAATTGAATTGAAGCGGAACACCACGCACCAGGTCAGTGTCATACTTACTGCTCGGCACATAGTTTTCTGTCAAATTCCCCAAGGCTTCGATATCATATTTATACTTATAATAATTCTTCTTGCTGAGCTGTGCATAGAAGCCATCAGCAATCTTCCCAGGGCGGATGTTCAGTATCTCAGCTTCAAACATAGTCTTTGAGAGCGCCTCTCTTCTCATCTTCTCTATCCAGCCAGGCTTTAGGTTGTGGATATTTACTTTCGAAGATGCTTTGATAAAGGTATACTCTTTTGGGTTTTCCATTGCCATTTTCTCCCTATTAGTGAACCATTCCCCCTTCTTGGTCATCGCCACGGAAGAAACGAATATCTCGGCATGAAGCATAGATTTGCCTTTGAATATTTCCTTCTTTGCCCTGTTAGTTGTCAAAACATTGTTGAATAATCGGTCGTAGGTAAGCAATACAGCCTCGTCGCCCATTACCCAATAAGAATTCAATCCCCTTCCTGAATTGGGATTGTCCAGCGAAACCATCACCGCAATGGCGCCATTTCTGAAATGAATTACATTATTCCAGCTGTCGGGCGCTTGGAATGGTCGCTCGAAGCCCATAGATACCCCACTCTTTCCCACTACATAGTCATAACCTTCATACAGCCCAAACATCTCCAGCCCCTCCTTGGTAGATGGCAGGGTTCTGGACTTTATCTGCACAAAGGTCTCCCCCACAATCACACCAGTAGAGCGTGGCATCTGCCTCACGGCTTCCTTTAAAAACCACCCCAATACGGTAGACTTACCCGACCCCCTCGCTGCTTCTATCGTGATATAAGGAATTTTATAGCGATGGTTTGCCAGCACTGCTGCCATCTGCATGGGATTGAGCAAAATATCTTTCTGTGGCTTTATCAAATTGCTAATCTCTCTATTCATCATCATCTTCCGTTTCTTCTACTTCCCTAAATTCTGCATCCTCGATTTCTAAATTATTAAAATCTACCACACCATACGCAAACTCCTTATCCATCATTTTATAAATTCTTCTCGGCATTTTGATGTTATACTCATGCGCCTGTATCTTATTAGGGTCTATCTCGTTTTCATTTTTATCAATATTAGATATTTCTTTATACTCTTTTAGTGCCTTAACTGCAAGGTCTCCATTGCCAGCCTTTACAGCCTTCTGGTATTCGTTCCAGAAAGCCTCTTTCAGTATTTGTCGTTCTGCTGCTAATGTGGTAGCCTCCAGCTCGCCAAAAATCTGCATGGACATATTATACTCACGATACGCCGAAGCCTGAGAAATCCCGTGGTCTCTCATTAGTATCTGAATTACTTGATAAGTAGAGTATTTGTTGTTCAATCTCAGTGACCATGCGTGGCTCATCCTCTTCTTTTTCTCCGCCTCACGCTCGGTCAGTTCCACTGAACTCTCATCTATGTAACTCGCCTTTATACGCTGAAAACTGCTGTCTTTCTTGAATTTTGACAATTCCATGCCTCAAAGATAATTCTTGGGAAATCTCTGGCAAAAGACAAAAAAAGCCCNNTAATAAAAAATCAGTATATAAGAACTACTGAATACCGTAAGCAGCCTTTTTTATTCTTTCGGACAAATCCACCAAGGCGCCTTTTAAAATCTCTTTCTCCTCTGGAGTAAAATCCCCTTCTTCTCCATTAAATCCCTTGCCATTCATCTTTTTAGAAAGCCAAGAACGAGATTTTTTAAAATATTGTTCTGATATTTCCCCCCAAGATACTTCTACAATAATATCCCAAAGCTGCTGTTTCATTGTTATTCTTTCCTGTTGTTGTCTTGTTGTTGTTTCCATATTTTGATATTTTGATAAGCCCCCGAAGGGGCTTTTTGTTAATCTTTGGCTTCTTTCTCCTCTTCTTGATTTTCTTTGTAATCCAAATCCATCAATTCGTTGAGTAATTCTTGAATTTCAGCCGTTAGCATTCTTGCTCCATTAGGATAGGCTTTTCTGTAATTTCGGATAGCTTCTATTAAGAACCATTCTTCCGATGTAATTTCTTTTGTTACCATATCTCTGATTTTTTATTACACGACAAAGATAATCAACATTTTTTGATTACGCAAGTTTTTAATCAAATATTTTTGATTTTATTTTCCATTATTCAAAAATTTTTCGCATTCCATTAGTTCGTTTTCTTTTTCTTGGAGCTGTTCCCGTTTGAGGTTCAGCGTGTGCAGTCGGCTTTTATATTCTGGGTCTTCGGGAGCAGGCAGGGAGTTTTCCATTTTCTTAATGGTCTGTTTCCTCCTTGTAATCAGCGCCCTGAGATTATCCCGATATTTATAAATTTCCAGCTCGCTCATTCCCTCGAAATCAGTTTCAGTCTCCAAAGGCATTATTCTCTTATACTCTCTGTAATGTTTCAGCACCTTTTGGCACTGGTCAAATTCTCTAAAACATACCCAAATTTTCCACTGAAGCTCAAAGGCTTCGTCTTCATCTTTAGGGTCAAGTTCTCCGAGCTGAATTTTAAGGGAGCAAGCCTCCATCCACAGCCCCCAGCGTCTGCGGAAAACCTTATGAAGCTCTACGGGATAATCTGCAATAAAATCATTGAAAACCTTTCTCGGTGCTTCTGTTTTCGGAATTCCACTCTCTTGGTCTGCTGGTTTATCGGCTGGAATTTCAGCTGAAACATTCGCTTCTGCGGTCTTATTCAAACGAGAAAGCTCATATTTCAGCTTTGCGAAATTCTGCAGGGAAAACCTCCTGCAGGCTTCCGTTATCCGCTGGTTTCCTCCGTATGAAATATACTTTTCTAAAAGTTCCTGGTGTTCTTTTACATTCATAATGATAAAAAACAGAAAGCACTAGGCTTCCTGTTTCTTTTGTGATTTTGATTTATCTTCTGCTGTCTCCGTTCTCGTAAGGAGAATTTGCTCCAAAGCCTCTTGGATAATGGCAACATCTTCTGCCATATCCTGCCTTTCTTTGAGAGCTAAAAGGCTTTTAAGTTTCGTTTCCGACAATTTGGAAAGACCCTCTACAGCCTCTGGCACCAGCGAAAGCCACTGAGAGCCTCTTTGGAAAAAATCAAAAGCATCATCTGGAACTTCTTCCACTACAAAATCACCACGAGAACTGATAATCCTAGTTCCTATTGGAACATTCAGTTTGAAATACTTTTTATCCATCTTTTCCAATTTTCTACGCTGCAGGTTCTAATGTGATTTCTCCTTCATATACACAAGTCTTCGCATTCGCTACCAACTTCACTGTTACTCCAGAGTTATCATCTATCTTCTTACCTGTAGTTCCCTCGGCAGAATCTATTCTTGCTCCAAGGTCTTTGTTTCCAATCACAAAGAGTTTTCCGTTGGCATCTTTTACCACAAAAACACACGGAGCGTTCTTATAGGCATCTATCCAGCCCAACACTTCCGTTCTAAGACCAGGAATAAGAAATTCCAATTCTGTTTTTGTCTTCTTGTTGCCCACATTCCCTGTAAGGGTTGGTTTCAACTCTCCTTCATCCATCTGAATATCGATGGATTTCCACGCTTTATCCTTATTGAGAACAATACCTCCTGCTGCGATGGTTACCCTGCTGGCATAGGTAGTAGAAATCGTAGGCTTTGCCATACTTTTAATGAAATCTACAGGAACATAATACAACTTCGTTGCAATCCCAGAATTGATTTCATCATTTGGACAATGCTCCAAGTTCTCGTGCGGAATGCTATCAAAACAACTTGCCATAATTTTATTTATTTTTTGGTTAAACTTTTTCTATCAATCCAGACCCGCCAACGACCAACTGAAGCAGTATGTCTTTGTCTTGGGAGATTTCCTGCTGAGTTTTCACTAAGCCGTCGATTCTGATTTTGCTCGGAGCATCATCAGTGAATCTGTATTTTTCTCCATTGAACTCAAAAGAAACAGCTTCTGCTTTCGGCTCTGCTGGTTTAGGTTCTTTCTTTGTAAGAGATTTTTCTCTCTTATCCAGTTCAGCTTCTCTTTTTGCGATTTCTTTCTCACGCTTGTCCAGTTCAGCTTCTTTTTCTTTCAGCTGGTCCGCAAAAACATTCAGTTCGCTTTCCCTAGTATCAAGGGTTTCCTTTGCTACATTTTCTGTAGATGCTAATGTATTATCTGCAGTTTCTTCGATGTTTTCAGAAACTTTTTCGTCTTCTTTTGCCATAATATTATTTTTTTAGAAAAACCTGTAAGCACCTAAAGTGCCTACAGGTATAGGATTACACACTTAGTTTTTCACTTGCATAGAACAATTCGTTCTGATCCGCATTGTTCAATCCTCGTTTCTTCGTTCCGTCTGATGTATGCATGAATACCAATTGGTTTACAGCATAATCATATCCAAGAGAGAACTCTCCAAGAACATCCAATATTCTTCCGTTCTCTTGAACCGAAGTAATAGTCGCTGGATTGTCAATTTCATCAATAAGCCTTAATAGGTTATTGTCCACCGTAGACACGATAGTTCCTTTGGTAAGGTTCGGTATGCCCACGATTTGTCTCTTGCCAAGTCTTGTTCTCATGGCATCATCCTGGAACTTGTTTTGTCCGAACTTATCTTCGTATGCGATCTGATAGTCTTCCGCATCAGCTTGGCTCATGAAGATAGTTTTCACTTTGTTTTTATAAAGTGATGGAATCTGTCTTTCATACTCCGTTACCACATCCAAAACATTGGTTTTAGTTATCGCATCACCAGGAACCAAGAACGCAGGATTTGTAGTATCCGCTGCTATTTTCTTGTGAACCTCGTTCAGCCCGTCCATTGATGATCCGAATGTAGGAGAAGCCTGCCCTTTCTGTGATGCATCAAACTTACCAGTGATAGATAGAATATTAACATCATCAATCACTTTTTCTTTTAAAATCTGCATAGCAAGAACAGAGATGCTCTTCTGCTGCAGTCCTTTGCTTTCTTCGTATTTTTCTTCAAAAATACTTCCCAAAATTTCCGCTGGATCTATTTGGAAATCCACTTTTTGATGGAAATTCTTCAAATCTTTGTATAAGAATGTAATATCTCCATACGGAGTCACTTTCTTGGAATCAAAAATCTGAACTGCATGGCTCATCAATGCCTGAACCGATGGATAGTGTCCCTTTACCTTGGTTACGGTTCTAGCAAATCGGTTAATATAAACCTCGCTTGACAAAACCATACCGCTGAATAAAGTAGGATTTACAGATAAATAACGAATAAGCTCGTTTTTAATCTGGTCTGTTTTTAAACTCATATTCTTATATTTTAATTTATTCTACTTTTTTACTCTCTGGAGCAACTTGTTGTGCTCATCTTCTGGATTCATAAATCCTCCAATCAAACCATTTTCAGAATTCTCCTTTCCGTCATTCTCTACCACAGAATGTCTGTTTTTAGAGCCTCCGAATTCCTTGCATTTTTCCCCAAGTAAAGCGATGTTTTCCACCACGCTTTCTTTAGCCTCTTCTTTTAACCCTGCAGTTTCTAGTGCGGCTTCTACCGCCTGTGCCGTTTCTTCCGAATTTTTTTTTACGACCTCTAAATTCGTTACAGCATCGGAAAGACTCTGCTTGGTTTTTTCCAGTTCTTCCGCCATTCCTTCTGATTCCAGACCAGCCAAGGCGTTTTCTATTTTTTCCAAATCCTCTTCCGATAGCTTCGCAAAAGGCTTCTGCGTTCCGAACACTCCTGCATGGAATGTTAGTTGCGCTAGCCCCAGTAGGGCTGTGATTCTTGTAAATTTCATTTTTATTTAATTTATTGATTAAAATTTGCTCAATGCATCTGCTAAAGAACCAAGTTCATCTATAAGACCGATTTCCAAAGCCTCTTTCGGAGTGTAGGTTTTCCCTTTGAAAACATGCCCGTCATCTTTCAGCTTCTCCCCAAAATTTTCTTTCATTCTGGAAATAAAATCATCTGCTAAAACTTTCAGCTGTTCAGTGTAGAGTTTTTCGTTTCCTTTCATCAGTTCACGATACTCCTTGTTCTTCTCTGTAGACTGTGGAGCATAGATTTCATAGATTTTTGCTCCCCATTTTTCGAACATTGCTGAAAAATCTTGATAAGAGAGCATCGTCCCAATGGAGCCGATTTTATCAGCAAAAGGAGATGCCATATGATAATCACACCCAGAAGCAATGTCCAGCGCTGCCGAACACTGATAACCGCTGGTATATGATATAGTAGGAGTTTCTAAATTCTTGATGATATGGGTAAGTTCTGCGGTTCCAGAAACCATACCGCCTCCAGAATCTATATTGAGAATAATTCCCGAAACACTCGGGCTTCTATCCAATTCTTTCAAGAGCTCCCCAAGGAACTGGGTGCCGTAAGAGAAGTAAGTAGAATATTTAGTGATTGCTCCCACAATATCCACTATTACAGGAAACTTCATGTTTTCTTTCCCTTCTCCCTGTTTGTTGATTTTGGATAAATACTGCATTTCTCTCTCCTTTACACTCTGTATAGGAGAGGATTTCATCAACATAAATTCCGCTGCCAATGATGGAACAAGGCTCATCAAATAGCCTTTGTCTATTGCCAGCGGAGTATTTAATAAAGTATTACCATTAAACATTCTTAGATTTTATTTTTCAAAAATCCAAAATGTTCTTTGCGTAAAAAAAGACAGAAAAGTTATAAGCTCTGGGCTTTGGGTTCTATAATGGTAGCGCCAGAAATTTGGATCTGCATCCTATCACTTCCAGAATTATCATCCTTGCGCCCATCGTGAACTTCTACCATGAACGGCTCCTGCTCATTGCCCAATATCATGGAATCTACATTGGTCACCAGGCGGATAGCAAAACCCTTTTTATTCAAAAGAACAGAATAAGCGCTGATGTTCATTGGGCTGAGACCATAGAGATTAAATGATAAATCAACTTCGAAAAAAGCGTTTCCGTTTTTGAATTTTCTTTTGATAGACCTGTCAAAGTCCTCGGGAACAATGTTTTTAAAGATTATTTTCGGTTCAGCAGAAACACTCTTGCCTGTGCTGTTCGCTGTGAATGAATATTCTTTGGCGTTGAAAATTTCGATTTGTCGAATTTCACGAAAGAATTTTTCTGGAATATTGCTGATTTCCACCATATTTTAAAGTTTTTTTACGAAAATATTTTATTTGGCTGGTTTTCTAATCGTTGGGCGATTTTATCCTTTTTTCTGTTAAAATCTCTAATAATAGTTTGATAATAGGATTTTTCTTCCTCGTGGATTCCGTAGAAATTCAGCAGGTTTTCTATGGATGTTTTATACTCTATATCATAGTAGAGTTTGTTGAGAACTGCTGTTTCATACAGATGCTCCCGAAACAGACTCTCCACCGCACGCCGAAGCAGCTGCTCGTGCGTCGGAAGAATGCAGATTCCGTGTTTATCGGAATAAGATAATTTGAAGGAAATTTTATATTCCTCCTCGAAGACTTCATTTTTTCCACGATCATCCCAGTTCGAATTTTTCTTGCTCAAAAGGGAACTGATAAGAATTCCGAACCAATTATCTCGGCTTGGCTGATATTCCGCACCAAATTTCTGAGTCAAAAACTGCTTGATCGGCTTACTCACTGGCAAAAATATACTTACTAGCATCCTTATTTTTTTGAGCAAGTATATGATTTTTCCACCATATTATAAAGGCTCTGCTTTTTTTAGTTTCTGAAACTTTTATTCTGAAATTCTCTAAAAAGTAGGAAAAAAGTTGTAAGAATTGTAAGGATTTTGTAAGTGCTTATTTTTCAAATATTTATACCTTACTTTGAGTTGTAAGAATCCCATACAATAGCCAAATTCATTTTGTAAGGCAGTTTTTCCCTTACAATTTTTTTGTAAGGATTATCCATTCCTTACAAAATAAAAATAAAAGTTGTAAGGCGATAAAACCCGACAAACAGACCGCTCGGATAATTCCTTACAATCCTTACAACTTTTTTACAACTTTTGGGGGTGGCAGGGGGTTGTGAAAATCGCCGCCTTGTAGGTGTGCGAAAACTGATGTATATCAAAAAGAAAAATCCGCCCAAATCTGAGCGGATTACAATGAAAAAAACTAATTAGCGCCTAAGCATCTAGAAGTCGGTTTCTTGTGGTGCAGGAGCAGCAGGAGTGGCTGGTTTATTCTCAGCCAGCTTAATCACTTCGAAATTGAACGCAGAGAGATTCTGAGCGTGTCCCTTTGTTCCGTCCTATTTGTCGTAGAATCTTCCTTCTATGGTAAAAAAGAC